AATCCACGGAACTATTTCGGATTTGCTTGCTGTAAAGAAAGGTCTCGACGAAGGTGGAGACCCTAACTTCCTTGCTTACCCACGTCCGGGTAAAGACTGCAAATGGAAGTGCCAGTTCTACACTATTTGCCCGCTAATCGACGACGGAAGCGCCGCCGAAGCAGCAATCAGTGAGATGTATGAGGTCGCCGACCCATATGGATATTACGGAAAAGACGAAGAAAAGAAAGGTAGTGAGTAAGCATGTCAGATGTACAGCGTTCACTAACTCTTATGGTCTATGGCGAGTCAAAGGTTGGTAAGTCAACCTTTGCAGTTACAGCACCATATCCTCGCCTAATGCTAGATGTTGAGGGTGGACACAGATTCCTACCTATCAACGTCAAGTATTGGGACCCAATGCGTGAGGAGCCACCAGTGGCTGACGGCACTTGGGACACTGTAGTTGTACAGGTTCGTGACTACGACGTAGTTATGAAGGCTTTCCAGTGGCTACAGTCAGGCAAGCACCAGTTCAAGTCACTAATCATCGACTCAATTTCTGAGTTGCAGGTTAAGTGCATGGACAACATCGCTGGCACAGAGCAGATGAAGATGCAGCAGTGGGGCGAACTACTTCGCCACATGGGTGCGCTACTTCGTGACCTCCGTGACCTAACAATGCACCCAACTCAGCCTCTTGAGGCTGTAGTACTGACTGCTATGGCACGCCGTGGTCAGGACAACCGCATGCACCCTTATCTACAGGGTCAGTTGGCTGTTCAAGCACCATACTTCTACGATGTTCTCGGTTACATTACTAACGAGACCATCCCTAACCCAGACCCAACGCAACTTCCATACCGTGCTCGTCGCATGTACGTTGAACGTACAGAAGAGGTAGAGGCTGGAGAGCGTGTTCAAGGTCGTCTCGGCTCAATTGTTGAGCAAGAGAACCTTGGAGTCGAGCGTATGCTCGATATGATTTTCGGCGCAAAGACCGAAAAGAAAAAGTCGTCAACGGCAACCGCCTAGACGATTCGTTAAGAACAAAGGAAAACTGAACTATGAGTTCACTCAACTGGGGCGACCTAGTCAAAGATGCTGGCGAATCTGCTGGCGGTTCATTTGAACCACTTCCAGATGGAGACTACGACCTAAAGGTCATCGAGGCTTCATCAACTGTCACTTCAACTGGTAAGACTATGTTTAAGATTACCGCTGAAGTTCAGGGCGGTGCCTTTAACAAGCGCCGTGTCTGGGATAACCTAGTTATCTCACCAGAGAACAAGAACGCACTTGGTATCTTCTTTGCGAAGATGGCTGCACTTGGTGTTCCTCGTGAGTTCTTCTCGAACAACAACCCAACCAATGCTCAGATTGAGGCATCAATCAACGGCAAGTTGTTCCGTGCTCAAATTGGTTCACGTTTGTGGAACAATGACCGTCGCAACGAAGTCAAGAAGTACTACGTTGGCGCTCCTACCGCATCGGCAGCACCTGCTACTGACTCGGTTCCTGCAGCACCTCCTGCACCGCCAGCACCGCCAGCACCTCCTGCTCCACCAGCGGCATCTGCTCCAGCAGACGCTCCGTTCTAACAGGCGGTAAAACTACGGGGCATCGCCTATTAGAATTATCTATAGGCGGTGCCCCATTTTAATGAGGATTTATGTCAAAGATTTTTATCACAGGTATGTCTGCTCCGCAGGTATCTTCAAGCGTCAATGCTAGGTCACTAAGTTTTGCTGGAGTTCTGAACTCAGTATTAACTGACGCTGGTCACGACGTCACTTGGTCAGACCCTAGTGTCCACATGACCGCCGAGTTACTCAACCAATACGACTCTGTGCTAGTTGGGGTTGCACCTCTCACCAGTGTCGGCTCTAACAGAGCGTATGGAGCGTTGCATGTAATTAATAAGATGTGGGATTCAGGGAAACTAACTCTTTTTGTTGACGCACCAAACGCTAGTCAGATTGAAGTTGGTCTCAGGGCTATAGCAAAGAATCACGATAATTTAATTAAGCCTTTCTACTCTTACAGAAAAGAGTATGACTTCGTGTCTTCTAATATTGACGCTAGGTCATCGGTTCTTATGGGCGTTGAAAGACTATTAACAGACGATTGGGTAAACACTATCTACCCAGCGTTGCCTTGGAAATATGGAAATCAAATCAAACTGGCTGCTAATGCTAAAGCAAACCTTTATTCCATAAACTTAGATTCTTATCTACTTACTGAAGTTTCCGCAGACAATGATAGACGTGAGAAGTGGGTAGTAGATTCACCCAACTCTCCTTGGGCTAAAGACACAGTAAAAACTATTTCCCTGCCTCACTCGCCTATGAAGTGGAATAAAGGGTGGACTGATGAACAAGTGTTTGAGCAAATTTGTCGTTCTATCGGTGTTCTTATTTCTCCAGACAAAAAAGACGGAACTGTTTGGAACTACAGATACGTTCAGGCTTTAAATAGCGGAACCCCAGTAGTTACTGAGTGGAAAGAAAGCCAGAGCGTAGGAGAGGCTTGGGGATTGCTTGCGTCTAATATTGATAGCATGAGTCAGCCTAAGAGAGATTTAATTGCTACTGCTCAAAGGGAGTCTTATGTTGCAAACATACCTACTAAAAAATCTGCACTAGAAAAACTACAAAAATCACTAAATCTAATTAAGGAAAACTAATGAGCGAACTAGACCCAAAATGGGTAGAAGAACAATTTATTAAGGCACGACTAAAGGTCGGTGTGGGCAAGGCTGTGCTAAAACTTATCGAGGCATGGAAACCTGTAAATCTAAAGGGAGCAGATGTAGACACTGCTTTTGCTATCGCAGCACGATTGGTTCAAGGTCACGCAATTGTCGAAGAGCGCAAGGACGAGAAGTGGCTACCTGTCCAACCTGGATTTATCAAAGTAAATGACACTGTCAGGGTTATGGCTGACGCATTTGATGGAGAACTTGGGACTATTCACAACAGCAGACGTGGAGTAGTTACCGCTATTCGTTCTGGAGACATTATTGTCAAGAGCACTGACGGATTAGAACCGTTATTAGATGGCGTTCACTACTCTCCGTATAAGTTAGAAAAATTGGTTAATTAATGAGAACAAAATTAGTTTTTAAGGTTTATGGTTCGAACAGAGAAGACTTGGTTCGTAGGTCAAATCAGGTTATCTCTGACTTCCTTGCTGGCTCGGATGACAATTCCATAGCGGATGTCGAGATGGACGTTGAGGCTCTGCCTCTAGGAGACAATGACCCCCAGTTGTTTGAGGCTGACTCTTTGAGTAGTTTTGTAGCCACCGTTTATGTCAGATTAAAATTTGACAAATAGGTAGATTTTTTATACCATGTAAGTAAATGACGAAAGGACACCATGCAAACATTCATCACCCACACTAACCCTGCTGTTATTGCAAAGCACCTAGATAACAAGCGCCTCAACAAGCAGGCGCTCGAGGGTTGGCAGATTCTAATGAACCTCCTAGAACTAGACCCAGAAGGCAACCATCGCACCCCTAAAGGATGGTCAAACCACCCAGCCGTGAAGATGTGGCGTGGTCACGAACTCTTTCTAGCGTCTTACATTGACGCTATGGTCATTGAGTGGAAGAACCGTGGCTACAAATCAACTATTGGCGACAAGACCAGCAAGACCATTGAGACCGCCATTGCCTTGGGTTTGGTGGACGTAGCCTCTAGTTCTAAACCGCCAGTTTGGTGGCAAGACAAAGCCAAATTGGAAAGCGTAATTGCCAGCCACCGCAGGGCATTGCTGGTAAAAGATTTCCAGTGGTACCACCGCTGGCGTTGGAACGAGGACACCGAGTTCTACCCGACTACCTACGATTACGTATGGCCCGTTGCTAAATAATAAATAATAATTCTTGGGCGTGTCGCAGTATTCTGTGATATAAAACTGTATAATCTTCTTAGAGAGATTATATGAAAGATTCTAGAATTGGCGAACTCCTTTGGAGTGAGTGGACTGGTAATGACCACCACTCTAGCAGGTCGTCGGTTATTATATTTTTCACTGAAGGTCACGTAGACGTCTATCACGAAGTTGTTAGACGTGCGTTGGCTTCAGCAATTCAAAGAGACGGCTCTGTTGACTCTCTAGGAGATGCTTTTAAACTCCTAGAAAACTGCGTAACTACTTATGGCTACGCAGGTGAAGTCGATGGAGACAATGAATACACCTCTTGTGATAAAGACGGAATGACAATCTATGGTGACAAAGTAGATAAGGTTCTTGATATCACATGGGTGGAATTTAATGGCTGACGTTGAGTGGCAAAATCAAGCAGAATGCGCTAAGCAAGAAAATTTTGGAGTAAGAGATTACTTCTTTTCTGAAGTTCCAGAAGAAAAATACATAGTAAAAAATATGTGTTTCTCTTGTCCAGTTAGAAGGGATTGCATGAAGTATGCTTTGGAAACTAAAAAAATATGGGGCATCTGGGCTGGCAAAGATGAAAATGAAATTCGTCGAATACTATCTGTTGATTCAGACGGTGTTGAATACCGCAGAGGTCGCTATCCTCAGTGTGGCTATTGCTCTGCTCGCACTAGTAAATTAAAAACTTACATTATTGATTTACCTGGCGGTGGACGTTGGACAACTGCTCGTGTGGTTGAGTGCACTGATTGTGGTTTTAATTGGCGCAGTAGAACCAGTGCCAACGCTGTTAACGCTTATCACGCAGAGCGTGCAGACAAAAAGTCTAAGAAGCCGAAGACTCGTTAAGGGCGTTTAGGTAGAATCCGTGGTTGGATACTAATCTTTCTTCAGACGGGTTTAGTGTCATAGCAACTTCATTAAGTTTTACCGCCTCGTCGTGGAACCCCAGATGGTGAGCCG